CTTCTGCTTTTACTGGCCCAACAGCAGATAGCCCGTCCCAATCAACAGCCATGCTTTCAAGTGTTGGTACGTTTCCATCGCAGACATAAAAATTTCCAGCGGGATCTGAAGTGACAAGATTCTTATTTTTTAACGTCCTAGCCCTTACACAGCCAGGCATTTGAATAACTGGAAAGCCTATGTTGTTAGGCAATACAGCTTTAGGTGTAGGAATTATTGTTGTATCTATCGAAGCTTCAGGTATCTCCCTAACAGAAATATCTTCTATTTCCATTTAACAGTCATTCCATTGACCAGCAAGATCACTTGCAACATTTCCTACTTGCTTCCTAGCTTGTCCAAAGAAAATACCTGCCAATACTGGCCCTACGATTGGAACCCCTGCCAAGGCTGGTGTTACCTGAACCGATCCAGCATCAGCAATCATCTGTCCATTACTTTTACCCTGTGCCATTTTTTCTATACATTCAATTTGTTTATCAGTAAGTTTTCCGTCTGAGCCTTGCGGATATGTAATGAACTGAGCAACAGATTCTTTATGCGTATGTCTCGTCTTTACACCGCCAGAAAACGTAGGAGATTCTGTCGATTCATACTGAAGCATCGTTTTAGGGTCATGTTGGCGTGAGGCAAAACTCCATTCTTCTGCACCATCAGCACCAGTTTCACTCCTGATCTGAATCGAGCTGTAAGGAGTACTGGAAAGCTTAGCTATGTCAGGGATGCCAGAATCTTTACGAGCCAATAAAGAAAGACTCATAAAGTTCGTTGCGATTAATCCACCGCCCAGGACAAGAGAAGTTAAGCCATTAAAGCTTTTGAATTGTATCAACGCAAAGGTTTAAGTACTGGCCCTGTAACTTTAGGCATGGCTGGAGGTTTTGGCATTGCATCTGTTACCAAAGAAGGAATCTGATCTTTTACTTTTTCAAATAAAACATCAGAAATCTTCCCTCTTTGGAAGTAAGCAAACGCACCACCACCTACTGCTACTACAAGAGCAGCAGTATTTATATAGGTGAGGATCTTAATCATGCAGGGCAGTTCTCGCCTTCTTCTTCTTTAACCTGTTCGTTTAGCTCTTTAACAGCACCATTAAGAGTTCTGATCTCATCAGCTAAAGCATTTAGTTCTTTTTGCTTTTCGTTGTACTGATCTACCAAGCCTTGTAACTCAGTTTGACGTGCATCTCTACGTTCAGTTAAAGCTGACATAATAAAAAGTTAGAACAATAAAAGTCTAACCCTTCGGCCAACACTGACCATTACGGCTTTTACTATGAACTTAAGACCAAGGCTTACCTGTACCTGTTGTTGGGGTGTTAATTAGATTGATCTCATTGGTTAGGTTAGTTTCAATTGCTGTAACTTCAGTCGAACCAAGAGTATCTTTCACCCAAGTAAGGCAATCAGATTCAGAAAGACTGTCGTAGGCTTTGAAGTCGCTAGGTAAGCTTGAAGGCTTAGTGAAATTTACTTCGCCTGTAGCTCTAGCTTTTTCAGTGCCATCATCAAGCCCTTTAACCCTGTATATAACCTTAGTTACATAACTGTCGGAAAGGTCACGATCCATTGATGTTGATAGTTTAACCCTGATTTGGGGATTTATCCCGCCTCTAAGGCGGCTACTTTTGCTGATAGTTCTTTTACTGATTCTACTAATGCACCAATTAAACCAGAGTATTGAAGTGTTTTAGATCCTTCTTGACCATGCACAAGTTCAGGAAATACTTTTTCTACATCTTGAGCTATAACACCCATTGATTTCATTCCGTTATTTTTCCAAGTAAAGTTAATACCTCTAATTTGCTCAATCAATTCAAGTGGATTTTGTATGGTGTTTATATCATTTTTAAGAGAAACATCTGAAGTCTCGGTCACTGATCCAGTTACGGTTACACCACTAGAGGTAGTCTCTAACTTCTTACTGTTATCGTAATAGAGAGATACGGCTCCGTTATTAGTTGCGTCAAGCAGCTTTTCACTTTCCGCACCGTTACGCACTTTAAAACTATCTGACTTGATAACTAAGTCGCCTGTGGCATTATGAATGAAAGAATCCGTTCCATTGTGGTAGATCTTGAGATCTCCAGCATTACCAAACTCAGCTTTTATATTATCTTGAAAATTAAAACCATTACCACTACCTAATGAGAACATTTTTAATGTCCCACCAACTGAGATCTTTAACTGACCACTAACATCTACTCCAGTACTTGAAGTCTCTAACTTCTTACTGTTGTCGTAAAAGAGATCAACGGCTCCATTTAATTTTGTTTCAATGCAGTTTTCACCTGTTGGTGTTTGAAGCTTATTATAATTAGCTCTTATTAAATTATCTCCTCCATTTGTACTTGCAATGTAATTATGCGTTCCATCATGGTAGATCTGGAGATCTCCTGAATTACCACATCGAAAAAATACATTATCTCCGCATTGAACTTTACTAGCAGATCTGTCAATCCAAAAATCATAACCAGAAGCCATTGTGGTTACAAAATCTTCTGTGACTTCTAAAGTTCCTGTTACTTTTGCTCCACCACTCGTCGTCTCAAACTTCTTACTGTTGTCGTAATAGAGTTCTACTTGACCATTATTTACTGCCTTTATTTTGTTTTCAGTATTTGCAGCATTATTGAAATGTAATTCGTCTGCTCTGAAAACAGTTGTACCAGTTGCATTATGGATCGTAGTATTTGTTCCATCATGGTAGATCTGGAGATCTTGACTAGCTCCAAAGAAAGCTTTGTCATTATCGCTATTCATGTAAATACCATCACAAGTTAGATAACCTGTGGCTTTTACACCTCCCGCTATTGTCTCAAACTTCTTAACGCCGTCGTAATAGAGTTGACATGCTCCGTTATCAATTATTTTTAAATGGTTTTCGCTATTAGCAGCATTAACAAAATGTGTGCCAGAAGTAGATATAAATAAATTACCTGTACCTGTATCTCTTATCCATGATTCAGCACCTGAATGGTAGATCTGGAGATCATCATTGGCTCCAGAAGTAAAACCTTTATTATCATGTTGTATCTTGACCCAATCAGAACCATAGTAAGCACCAGTAACTAAAATACCCTGAGAAACAGTCTCAAGCTTCTTACTGTTGTCGTAATAGAGTTCTACTGAGCCGTTAGATGCTGCAACTATTGAATTTTCATCATTCTTAGGTCTTATATGAATACTATTACTTCCACCTCTGATATAGAAATTACCAGTAATGTTATCTACATAGGTATCTGTACCATTGTGCCTGAGAGTTAAATCATCTCCTGTTCCGAGTTTTATACTCTTATTATCTCCTCCTTTAAATTCTGCATTACCTATAAAGAATTGTTCGGAACCACCTCGTCTAAATGATATAGCGTTAGAAGTTGCAGCATCAATTATATTTGTAGACCCATCATGGTAGATCTGGAGATCTGATCCAGTTCCGAAAACAGCTTTAGCATTATCAGCAAATTCAAGAGCCGAATCGCTCTTATCCCAAACCATATCTTTATTAGATGTTCCAATAAATGAGACATCACCAGCCGAGTAAGAAATATCGTTCCCACTTGTTACCCATCCACCTGTAGGATCTTCTGTCCAAGAAAGAACACCGCCTGTAGTACTAGCTAATACTTGACCATTCGCTGTAGGAGCTGCACTTGGAAGCGTATAAGAAACATCACCTACTAAACTATCTGGAGCTTGCAGAGAAACATAATTGGCACCGTTAGCATCTGCTTCTGTAAATCTAATTTGCTTGGCATTATCAACAATTAAGTTTCCTGTTAACGTTCCACCAGCTTTAGGTAATGCAGCATTGGCAGTAGCGGTTGTAGTTGTTAATGAATCGTTTACAGTTTTAACAGAAGCACCTGTAGCAGCAAGAGCTGTACTTGCACTTGAAACTGAGTCAACTAATTGAACAACACCAACAACAGAAGTCGTTCCAGGAACAATCTTTGATCCAGAAATCGCAGCATCACTCTTAATATCAGCGTTAACAATGGAATCAGCAGTAATAGAAACAAGACCTGCATTTGAAATGCTTATATCTCCTGTAACGGCTACTGCTGTTGGAACGTTTGAAGCATTACCAACAATAATTTGTGCAGCAGTTACGTTTGCAAGTTTCGTTAAAGCAATTGCAGCAGAAGCGTTTATATCAGCATTAACAATTGTTCCATCAGTAATCATTGTTGATGTAACGCTTCCAGTATCACCAGTGCTAACTAAAGTTCCTGTGACATTTGGAAGGCTTAAAGTTCTATCAGCAGTCGGATCAATTACAGTTAATGTTGTCTCAAAATCATCAGGCGTTGCACCTTCAAAAATCAAACTAGAGCTTTGATTAAGAGCTAAATTTCCAGTTAACGTTCCACCAGTCAGATTTAATTTCTCCGTGTCTAATTCTTCTAAAGCAGACTGAACGTTAGTATTTTGAATACCTCCTGCTGCTGTTACTGAAATATTGCTAGCTTGCTGACCTGCGATAAAATTCGAGATGTCGAGTTTTTCGTAGCTAGATCCATTACTTAGGATCATGTCAGGAGGGTTGATTGTTACTGTTGGAGCGGGTGAGGTTCCTGTTCCTGACTTATCACATACAAAGTAATAACGATTGTTAGCCTCACTAGCAGCTTGCAAAGCAGCACCAACTGAATAACCTTGTGCAGTTCCAGCGGCACTTAACGAAGTAATTACATTAGTATCAGCTCTATAGTTACCTGCGTATATAATCTCACCTGAAGTAATCGTTACAGGTTGAAACGCCGATCCGTCATAGACGTATAAATCATCATTCGTTAGGTCATAGAAAAACTGACCTTTATATTCTGCTGTTGGGAAAGTAACAATTCCAGAAGTAGAAGCAGCACCAGTAAATTTACAAACAGAAGAATCTGCAAACTTAGATCCTGGTATTGAATTAGTAGCAAAGCGTCCAGCATTTAACGTCCCAGAAGTCAGCTTAGTAGCAGAAATATCAGGAATATCATCAGCAGCTAAGGTTGTAGAAGCAGAAGTAACAACACCCTTTGTATTGACAGTTACTTTTAAATATTCACCAGCACTAACACCACTGGTTGAGGTCGTAAGATTTCCAGAACCATCAACAGTTAAACCTCCTCCAGAGGTAATCTGCACAGCTCCTTTTGCACCAGTTGTAGCGGAGGGGAGATCTGATCCTAAAAGAGAAGAAGATCCAGTTATCTGTCCACTTGCGTCATAATTGACTTTCGTTGCACCAGTAGCAGCAGTAACGCTATTAGAAAGAGATAACGCACCAGCACCAGTTATAGCTAAACCAGTACTAACGGAAATGGCACCAACCGCAGAGGTCGTTGCTAGAGGGAGGTCGCTGGATGAGAGAGCTTCGGTTGAAGTTATGAGTCCTTGGGCATTATATGTAATTCCAGAACGAGTAGAAGCTCCTCCAGTAACAACGTTATTAATTCCAAGATTTCCACTTGCTACATTTAGCGATCTATCAATATTTGCCGTTGCTAGTTTGCTTGCTGTAATCGTTCCATCAGTTATTTTTGCTCCATCAATTCCACTAGCAATTTTTGCATCCGTCACGGCTGACGCTGCTATGGCCCCACTATCTACAGCATTGTTAGCCAGTTCTGAAGCAGTTACAGAATCAGCAGCAAGTTGAGTTGAACTAATTGCACCTGTAGCAAGTATGCTTCCAGGTAAGTTTGCAGCTAATTTTGCAGCAGTTACATTTGCATCTAATATTTTTATTGTTGTTACAGCATTAGAAGCAATAGCACCAGCATCTACAGAATTATCAGCTAGTTCTGACGCTCCAATCGCATTGGCAGCAATTTGATTAGCAGTAATAGTATCTGTAGCAATGCTCGCAGCAACAACAGCTCCATCAGCTATTGCAGCAGTATCAACAGCATCATCAGCAAGCTCAGAAGCAGTGACAGAGTTTGCTGCTAATTGAGTTGCAGTTATTCCACCTGTTGCAATTTTCGCACCAGGAATATCTCCATCACTAATATTTAATTTTGCATAAGTAACTGTTGTATCTAATAACTTTGTTCCTGCAATACTTCCTGCTAACTGTGCATTAGTGATCGTTCCGATTAAGTTACTTGTTAAGTACCCAGTTGCATCAGTCAGTAAAAATGCAGGAGTTCCATCATTTCCGCCAAGTGAAATACTGACCCCGCCAAGAGAAATACTTGAATTTGCAAGCTTTACATTTGTAACCGCACCATCAACGATTGCTCCAGTTGCAACTTGGTCCGTTCCTAACGTGCCAACCTTGGCTGCTGGTATATCTCCTGCATCTAAAAACTGTGCGGCTGCTGCAACAATGTCTTTTACAGTTACTTTTTTAGTCTCAGTTGCACTTATATCGGCAAGAGCTAAAACATCAGTTGCTTGAATACCCGCTTCGGCTAATGCGGGTAAACTCGTTATCTTCAGATCAGCCATTTACAAGTTAACGAAACACCTTTGCAAATAGTTTAAACCTGTTCGAGCATTATGCGACTATCATTTTCTTGAAGAATACGATCTGTGTCCTCCTGTAATAGAACACCAGGGACATCACCAATCTTTAAAGCAATAGAACCATTCGTTACAAATTCAATTCTTGTCTCGATGATTTCAGAAGCAGAAACAGTGACAGCAACGTTAGTGATGATGCAATTTGCTTCATAATAAACGTTATTTTTTGCATTATTGTTATCTCTATAAATATAAAAGACACCATCAAAATCCGAACCTTGCTGAGTACGAACCACTAACTGAGCAAGATAAAAAGGAAATTCTGGGTCGGTTCCATAATTATTAGCACGATCTTCTGATTCATAAGTATGCTCCCAAATGCAATTCATGGAGCCTTGACCACTGATTAATCCAGCTTCATATTGGTTCCTAAATTCATCTCCAAGGTTTGTTAAATCAACCTGCTCCCTACTGGTTGTCATTTCAAAATCTCTAACTTTTGCTACATGCCTAAAATTGTCATTCTTGGTTGTAAGAACAACATCTTTAGAAGCACTTGGAGCTACAAGGGTTAAAGCATTTGCCTGTAAACCTTCTATTGCTTTTGCAAATGTGTCATATAAACGAATACCACCGACAGGATCAATATTAATAAACCACTTTCCATCTGGATAACTATGACCATTGACAAGTTCAAGATTTGAACCGTCAGCAGTCTCTATAACAACTTGATCGCCTGTAATTAACGAACCAGTGCTGTGGTCGAGACTAAATCTTTTGCTATCTACATTGACATCAAAAGGATCTAGTTTTGTTCTAATGGCACTATTTAACGCATCCCTTTTTAAGGCAATTTGTCCAGATTGTCCAAAGTAAACGCTCATTAATCAACCAAAGTTGTGTTGCCATAAGGAGCACCATTAGCTTCCCAACTAATATCAGCAGAAGCAACTTCTCCTACTGAGGTATTCATCGAAACGCCTGTAATAAAAACAGAGAATTGAATATCTCGAATATCAGTAGAACCTGTGGTCATTCGCAGCTTTAACACAATTTCAGGAGAAGCATCATTCTCACCATCTCCTGCTGAACTTCCTGTTTTAATTGCATTGGTTAAAATTGCGTTTAAGTTTGAATCAGCACCAGAAGCAGGACTAGCAACGTAATAAAACAAACGGCAACTACCTGAATAACTTCTTACTCCTGCCTTTAAAGTTCTATCTGTATCTCCAAGGCTTGTTGTTTCTAAAACAGCCATTGAACTAGAAAAAGACCAAGACTGAACCTTTGCTGCTTTAGTGCCTGAACCCGCTATGTAGAGTTCTCCATCACGACCAGAATAAAAACCCACAACCTTAAATTAAAACGTTGTTCTTATTATATGGGTGCATCCAAGCAAGCAACAAA